TTTCCACACCGCGAGGACGCAACAACTGGTTCTCCGAGTTTTTTGATAGGGGTTTCAATGACGAGTTTCCGGAATGGTGCTCTATTCGTGCGACTTATAAAGATAATCCTAGAATGTCTGAAACAGATATTCAGGAAGCTAGAAAAAGTATGTCCGAGGCTGAGTTTCGACAAGAGTATGAAGCTGACTTCAATACTTATGAAGGTCAGGTCTGGGACTTCGACTACGAAGGTTGTACGGGATCGTTCCAAGATATCGACACCACAGGTATGGACGTATTCGCCGGACTTGATGTTGGATATCGTGATCCGACAGCCTTTTGTGTAATTGCCTACTCCTGGGACGAAGAGAAGTTTTTTGTACTGGATGAATACTTTGATTCAGAAAAAACAACAGAACAACACGCAGCAGAAATACGAAAAATGATTGACAAGTGGGATCTGGACTATATTTATATAGATTCTGCAGCACAGCAAACACGATTTGATTTTGCACAAAATTATGATATTAGTACTGTAAACGCAAAGAAATCACTTCTTGATGGTATCGGTCACGTAGCTGGTGTTGTAGATAATAACCGGCTCATGGTTGATCAAAAGTGCCAAGAAGTATTACTATCTCTTGACCAGTATCAATGGGATCCAAATCCAAATTTGATGAAAGAAAAGCCAAAACACAATAGAGCATCTCATATGGCGGATGCTATCCGCTACGCATTATACTCTTTTGAAACCTCAATGACAGGCTTTTAGAAGAGACCTCTTCAAAAATAGTTGTTGACAACATATCTTATTTATACTAAAATTACTGGTAATCGAAATGGACCTAAAAAGAGACATCGTAAAATACATAAGAGATAAAGCAAAAAACAAGTATGAAAAAGGCACTGAGTGCTATATTTGCGGTTCTTCGGAACAACTTGATTTTCACCATTTTTACAGTCTAAGTCCGTTAGTACATGATTGGGTGAAAAAGAATAAATTTCTTCCTGAGAATATACTTTCATTTAGAGAAGACTTTATAGAACAGCATTGGGCTGAACTTTACGAACATACTGTTACATTGTGCCATAAACATCATCTACAATTGCACTCGATTTATGGTAGAGACCCAAAATTAACAAGCGCAACAAAGCAGCAACGCTGGGTAGAGATTCAAAGAGAAAAACATGGCATGGTATGATAGAATGTTGGGGCGAAAGCCTTTAATAGTAGAAAGTGAGGAAAAGTTAAATCCTGCTCAGCAATACTATGACCATAAAACAGAATCTTCAAGGGAACTTGTATTTCGCTATGAGCGAGCATACGAAGATTTAGAGATTGTCAATCGAGGTGTAAATCTGATTGTTGATGATGCTGCGGAAATACCAACAACTGTAGGCCCGCAAATACAAGGACTACAGAATGTAGCAAAAGGCATAAAGAGATCAAAAGTTTCTTTATTATTGAATAAGGAGCCTAACCCGTTTCAAGATGTCAGCACTTTTCGTCGTAATTTAATTACAGACTTTGTACTCGACGGAAACATCTTTATTTATTTTGATGGTGTGCATTTATATCATCTTCCGGCAAGTAAGATGGTAATACATGCAAGTGAGAGTACTTATATTGAAAAGTTTACTTTTAATGAGCAAGTAGAATATAAAACCAGCGAAATCATCCATGTAAAAGACAATTCTTTTTATTCAATTTACAGAGGTATATCAAGATTAAAACCAGCATTGAGAACAATGCAACTAATGTCTTCAATGAGACAGTTCCAAGATAATTTCTTTAGAAATGGAGCAGTCCCAGGATTGGTACTTAAAACTCCGAATACATTATCGGAGAAGATTAAAGAACGAATGATTCAGTCATGGAGCATTCGTTATAAGCCAGATGCAGGAGGTCGAAGACCTCTTATACTTGATGGTGGAATTGAAATTGATCAAATAGCAAATGTCAATTTTAAAGAATTAGATTTTCAAGAAGCAATTGCTGAAAACGAAAAGATAATTTTAAAAGCTCTCGGAGTTCCACCAATTATGTTAGACTCTGGTAATAATGCAAATATTCGTCCAAATATGAGAATGTATTATTTGGAAACTATACTACCTATAGTGCGAAAGTTAAATATGGCACTTGAAAGGTATTTTGGCTTTGAAGTGAAAGAGGACATTACAGATATTCCCGCACTTCAGCCAGAGCTTCGAGATCAATCACAGTATTATTCTGCGTTAGTAAATACGGGGATTATATCTCCTAATGAAGCAAGAGAACATTTAGGGTTTGAAGCAGTAGAAGGATACGACGAACTACGGGTTCCTGCTAATATTGCTGGAAGTGCTGCAAATCCCGATGAAGGTGGTAGACCCATAGAAGGAGATGAAGATGGCGAGACTTAGAGTTCGAAATGAGATTTTGAAAGCAATCGGAATGTTTATGCTAGAGAAAGGAAAAGTTCTTGAAAAGCATGACTATGATGAATTTGGAAACGATGTGCCTATTCGCTCTGGAATGGCACTAAATCATTTTGGAAGCTGGTCAAGACTTCTTCAAACTTTAGAAGGAACATTTCCTGATTTATGGGAAGAGATTAAAAAGGCAGAGAATCCTCCGCCGCCTCCCCCTCCACCCAAGCCTGAAGCCCCTGCAAGAAAGACTACTCTGTCCTCTAAAAAGACTTCAGTGAAAAAGGAAGTATAATGAATAAGATTTTTAATCTAACTTCTACTTTTAAGTCGCAAACCGTTGAAGACGGAAGTGTCATAATTCGTGGCATGGCAAGCACAAACGATTTTGACCGTGCCGGAGATACTATTTCTCCAGACGCTTGGGCAAAAGGTGGCTTGAAAAATTTCGAAAATAATCCTATCATTCTTTTTAATCATGACTATAACAAGCCAATTGGAAGAGCCACAGGGCTCAAGGTAACTCCAAATGGTTTAGAGCTTGAAGCGAAGATTAGTAAGTCCGCACCCGAAAGCGTGTGTGATTTAGTCAAAGACGGTGTCCTTGGAGCCTTTTCTGTTGGTTTCCGAGTCAAGGATGCTGATTACCTATCGGAAACTGACGGATATAAGATAAAGGACGCTGAGTTGTTTGAAGTTTCGGTTGTATCCGTACCTTGCAATCAAGCAGCTACTTTCTCTCTGGCGAAGTCTTTTGACTCTGAATCAGAGTATGAAGATTTCAAGAAAACTTTCACCAATCGTGTAGATCTAGCCGGTCAGTCTCTGGCTAAGGATGAAGATAAATCTTCTAATGTAGCTAGTGAAACACCGGACGGGGTTAACGCCCAAAAGGAGATCAAAATGTCGGAAGAAGTAAAAACTCCCGAAATCGACTTGGAAGCATTTGCTAAGAAGGTGGCAGAAGAGACTGCTGCTAAAATTGCAATGAAGCAGGCCGAGACAAAAGCTGCGGAAGAAAAAGCCGCACAAGAAGCTGAAGCACAGGCTCAATTAGAGGCTGAGCAAAAAGCGGCTCAAGAAGAAGAAGTTAAGCAAGCTGTTGTATCTGGTGTTGAATCAGGTACTGAAAGGCTTATGGCTGACGTTCAAGAGCAACTTACGAAGCGTGGCGCTGATATGGAAGAAACGCTTCAGAAGTACAAGAAAGAGCTTGAAGAAAAGACTGACGAAATCACTAAGATGCGTGAGTCTAAGCGTGTATTCGCTGATCGCTCTTCTAAGTCTGAAATCAGCACCTTCGGTAAAGATTTCTTGAACGCCCACATGTTGGGTGTAATGACACAGAAAGGTTGGGATACTGACTTTGCTCGTGACATTCAAGAGAAAGCTGGTATCGACTATGCTTCAAACGCAGCAGATATCGATCAAGAAGTATCTTCTTTGATTGAAAAAGAAATTCAGAACGAACTCAAAGTAGCTCGTCTGTTCCGTGAAATTCCTGTAAATGGTAAGTCTACAGTTCTCCCCATCTCAGTTGATGTTGAGCCTGCAGTATTCGCAACGAATGCTACTTCTGGCAACTTGGAGAATCGTGGCGCATCAGACAGCACCTACAAGCCTAAGCAAGTTATCTTGAATGCTTATCGTTTGATTTCTAGCACCTTTATGGACAACGAAGTTGACGAGCAAGTACTTATCAACTTGATGCCTATGCTTGTTGAAGGTGTAGCACGTGCACACGGTCGTGCAGTAGAAGGCGCTATCCTTAACGGTGGCGGCAGCATTTCTGGCCTTGACGGCGTAGCAGCAATTGCTACAGCCAAGCACGACATCGACGGCGGTTCTGTTGCTTCTGGCAACTTTGCTACGATGACCGCTGCCCAACTTCTTGCAGCACGTAAGGAAATGGGTAAGTACGGCCTAAATCCTTCAGACATCACTTATATTGTAAGTCCTAATATGTATTATGACTTGTTAAGTGATTCTGCCTTCCAAACTCTTGATGAAGTTGGAAGCGACTTGGCAATCCGAGTTGTTGGTACCATCGGAGCGGTATTTGGTTCTCCAGTAATCGTATCCGAAGAGTTTGCCGCAGAAAGCGCAGGTGTTCCTGTAGCTTTTGCTGTTTACGCACGCAACTATGTTGTTCCTCGTCTCCGCGGTGTAACCGTAGAGCAGGATTACGAAGTAATGAATCAGCGACGTGTAATCGTTGCTACTCAGTCTCTCGGTTTCGAAGAGCTTGTAGCAGGCGCGTCAGCCGACCAACCTTCAATCAAGATAGATTCTGTAGCGTAATACTACGGATTTATCCTAGAAACGCGGGGGAGGCCTTCCTCCCCCAGTTTTTACTAATTTACTTATGGCAGATTTAACAACTATAGCTGACTACAAAGATGCCGAAGGCATAAATAACCCCAAGCATGACTTGAGGTTAGAAGCTTTGGTACCTTCTGTGAGTCAATTAGTAAAAACTTATTGTGGAAACAGTATTATTGATTTCTTTAGTACGAATAAAGAAGAAGTATTAAATATTAATTGGGATACTTATATTGTTCAGTTAACAGAAAGCCCTGTTAATGCTTTAGTAAGTGTTGCAGAGCGACCGAATCAAGGAAGTCCATATGTATCTCTTACTTCCGGAAACAATGACTTTTATTTAGATAAGTCCACAGATACAGTTTTTCGTACCAATTCAGCAGGTTACACGAATTGGAAAAGAGGGCCAGGAGCAGTAAAGATTGTTTATACCGCAGGGTATGCAACTACTCCGGCAGATTTGAAACTTGCCGTTTTTGATTTGATAAGTTATTATCTTCATGACGAGCATAAAGAAAGAAAAGTGTTAGCAGGAGCAAGTATTCAAAACCAGGGTACTACATCTATGAGAGATAGTGTTGCGTTTCCTGATCACATCAAGCGAGTTTTAGACTTGTATAAGAATTTTTAAGAATGAGTCAGTCAAGTTTATTTGCATTTCTATTACAGTTAGATGCTGAAATGGAAAAAACCAGTTCTGATTATAGGCAGGAAAAAGCAAATAAAAGAACTCATCCTTTTAACTTTGATAAAAATGACTTAGTAGAACAAACAATCTATGAACTAGAAAGTAGGGCATACAAAGTCACATCAGATGATAAAGGAGTTATGATAAGAGCTGCTGATAAGATGCTATCAAACTTAAAAGCAACATTGAAGCCTTTTTCAAAAATGGCGATGTATTACAAAGAATCAGCAACAGGTGTCTCCATGGTATTCACCTCTTCTGTAGGAATAAAAAGTAAATTTGGAGCGCCAGATGATGTTTTTGCAAGCGTAAAGGCAACTTATGGTCCTTCTTTGAGACAATATTTTGATGATTTACAAGAACATTTTAAAAGTACAAAAGAAGTAAATCCAAAAACAAATAGAGAACGAAGCAGAGTTATAAGAACACGAGGAGGAAATCAGTTAAAAGCTCCTGGACGATTTTTTAATGCAGGGCATGCAGAGGGTGAAGGTGTATTTGAAAGTATGCTCGCAGATGCTTTTACAGCAGCTGCAGGTTCTGTTATAGACGACTCAGGAGATAGTATAGGAGAAGCAGCAGTATTAAGAGATCTGGATAAACTTGGAGTAGATCTTTCTATAATGAGAGATGGTGCTACAGATAGCCATACTATCTCGTTAGAGTCACAATCTTTTAATAAAAAATATGGAGGGCTTTCTGCAGCAAAAAAACGAGTTTTACAGCAACAACTTTTTAGAGCATTAAAAATAATTAGTAGTAATTTTGCAGACTTTTATGACCTTGAAGGGTCGGATACTCCAAGGCAAAAAACTAGAAAGAAAGCAATAAAAAAAGCAATAGAGCCTTTTCAGAAAATAAAAGGAGTGGTAATAAAACTAGATGAAGACATAAAGTTACCTATTCCAAGGCAAACAAAAGCAAATAAGAAAAAAGCTTCATCTACTTTAAAAGGAAAAAGATTTACAATGGCAGCTCCAGTTATAGCTGCTTCGAGAAAAAGAAGTAAGCCAGCTAAATTCC